GACGCCTACGAGCGCGAGAGTCCGCGAGCGGGCGAGGCCGACCTGATCATCGCGAAGCACCGCAACGGCCCGACCGCCCAGATCACGGTCGCGTTCCAGGGCCACTACGCGCGGTTCGTGGACATGGCGGCCGACTGGACCCCGCACGGCGCCCTGGACGGCGCCCGATGAGCGCCCCCACCACTGCCGTCGAGGCGCCGACCGCCGCCGACTTCCTCGCCGACGCCCAGCAGCGCCTCGACGACCTGCTCCCGCACCTACGCCCCGGCAGTGCTGCGTTCGAGCTGCACCGGATCGCAGCGGGGCTCGCGGCGGCCGTGCGGGCGCTCACCGACCACCGGCCCGACGACACCCGCAACGGAGCGACCCCGTGACCATCACCTTCACCGACATCTTCTGCGGCGCCGGCGGCAGCTCCACCGGCCTGGTGGCCGCGGGCTTCGAGCTCAAGCTCGCCGCCAACCACTCCCGCATCGCCATCGACACCCACGCCGCCAACCACCGCGACGCCGAACACATCTGCGCCGACATCAACAACTACGACATGCGCCGCCTACCGCGCACCGACGTGCTGTGGGGCTCCCCGATCTGCCAGGAATCCAGCCCCGCCGGCGGACGGCGACGCCGCGTCAAGGGGCAGCTCGCCCTCGACCTTGAGGAGTACGGCGCGATCGAGCCCGGCGCGTGGGAACGCACCCGCGCCACCGCCTACGACGTGATCCGCGCCACCGAGATCCACCGGTACAAGGCCGTGCTGTGCGAGAACGTCGTCGAGTTCGCCGTCGACTGGGAACTGTTCGACTGGTGGCGCGACGGCATGGAGAAGCTCGGCTACAACAGCCAGGTCGTCTCCGTCTCCTCCGCGCACGTCGGCGGCCAGACCAACACGTACGCCCCGCAGTGGCGCGACCGGATCTACATCGTGTTCACCCGCAAGGGCATCCCGCTGCCCGACCTGAGGCCCCGCCCCCTGGCCTGGTGCCCCGACTGCGCCCAAGACGTGCACGCCGTCCAGGCGTGGCGCAACGGACGCAAGATCGGCAAATACAAGCAGCAGTACGACTACCGCTGCCCCAACACCGCGTGCCGCCACACCCTGGTCGAGCCCTACGTGCGCCCAGCCGCCGCCATCATCGACTGGTCCAACCCCGGCAAGCGCATCGGCGACCGCCCCAAGCCGCTCGCCCCGAACACGATGAAGCGCATCGCGGCCGGCCTGGCGATGTTCCCGGCGACCCGCAGCGTCGTCACCGTGAACCACGGCGGACACGACGGGCGCGCCTTCCCCGCCGACCAGGCGCCGCTGCCCTCGCGCACCATAAAGATCGGCGAGGGCCTGCTCGTGCCCTGCGGCGGCGGACGCAACACCACGCCCACCCACACCGGCGCGCCGATGCGCACCCGCATGGCCAACCCCAAGGGCTACGAGGCGCTGGTCGCCTCCCCGTTCATCGTCGAGTACCGCAACCACGCCGACGCGACCCCCGTCACCGACCCCCTCGCGACCGTCACCAGCCAGGGAAACCACCACGCCGTCGTGGTGCCCGAGGGCGCGTTCCTGGTGAAGAACTACGGCGGCTACGCCGACCCGCGCAACATGGCCAAGCCCGTGGACGCGCCGTTCGGCACCGTCACCACCTCGGACCACCACTCGCTGGTCATCCCGTACCGCAACGCCGCGCCGCGCACCACCGCCGAGCCGCTGCACACCCTGGGCACCGTGGACTCCGCGGCCCTGGTCGAGCCCGCGCCCGCCATCGAGGACTGCTACTTCCGCATGGTCCAGCCCCGCGAGCAGCTACTCGCGCAGCGCTTCCCCGGCGACTACATCGTCAAGGGCACCAAGGGCGAACAGACCGCACAGGCCGGCAACGCCGTGTCCTGCAACGTCGCCCAGTGGATCGGCGAGCGCGTGGCGGCGGTCCTGTGATGGCCACCCCAACAGCCCTGCCGCAGATGACCGAGGCCGAGCTGCTGGCCGCCGTGAAGAAACTCGCGATGCTCACCGGCTGGGTCCCCTACCACACGCACGACTCGCGCCGCTCCGACGCTGGCTTCCCTGACCTCGTGTTGGTCAACGTCCGCCAGCGCCGCATCGTCTACGCCGAACTGAAGGGCCCGCGCGGTCGCCTGCGACCGCAGCAGGGCGTCTGGCTGGGCATCCTGCGCGCCGTCGGCGCCGAGACCGCGCTGTGGCGGCCGGAGCAGTGGCTCGACGGCACGATCGCGCGCGTGCTGAAGGGCGAGCCGATCCCGTGACCGAGCAGGCCGCCGTGTACCGCATCGAACCCGCCGACGAAAGGACCCGACCGTGACCGTCCAGACCTTCCGCAAACGCCCGATCGAGATCCAGGCCGTGCAGTGGACCGGCGCAAACGAAGCCGAACTGCGACTGTGGTGCGGCCCGTCCATGTTCGGCGCCCTGGGCGAGTCCATCGCCCGCGACCCGGAGATCACCGCCGAGGTGTTCGACAAGCTGCACTGCACTTGGGTCGGCGTGAAGACCGGCCAGTGGATCATCCGGGGCGTGAAGGGCGAGCTGTACCCGATCGCCGAGGACGTGCTCGCCGAGACGTACGAGCAGGTCGGCGACGCCGAGGGCGAGGCACGGCCATGAACGAGACCACCGACCAGGCCGCCGCCGACCGCGTCCGCGCCTACCTCGACGGCCGCGCGCGGTTCACCCACCTGAGCGACCAGATCGCCGAGGTCAAGAACGGCGGCAGCCCGTGGGCGTACCTGACAGTCACCGACCTGGAGTCCCTGCTCGCCGAGCGCGAGGCGCTTACCAAGGCCCTCCGCGTCGAGCGCCTGCGCTGCCAGAGTGCGGAGCGCCTGCTCGCCATGGCGCCGGACGTCGGCGTGTTCGAGCAACTGACCGGCGCCCCGCAACCGTCCCACGCCGCCCCACAGCGCCACGCTGGCGCCCCTGGACCGGCCGAGCCGGGCAACGAGACGGCGGAGGGCTCCGAGGCGCCACAGGGGGCCGCTGAGGGCGACGGTCGCGACGTAGGGCGTTGCCCGACGTGCGCCGCCTGGATCTACCTCGAAGCGGGCCGTATCGTCCCCCACTCGATGCTCCGAGGGGCCGCGACGTTGCCGGGCGACGATCCCGAGGCGTGCGACGGCGCCGGGTGGCTGCCTGCGGCGCGAGCGACCGAGCCGCCCATCACGCCCGAGGACGAGGGCATCTCCACCACCGACGTCCACGCGCAGATCGCAGCCGACCAGCGCGCCTACTGCCCCGGCTGCGGGCTGCCCGAGACGAACTGCGCCTGCGGATGACGCGCCGACTCCGCACCGACCGGATGAGCCGCCACGCGACCGGCGTCCGGCTCACCGCACTGCTGCGCGAGAGCGCCGACGAGGTCCGCGCCAAGGTCGAGAGCGGCGAGTGGACCGTCAACCGGGCGCGCGCGGCATACGGCTTCCCGTCGCTCGGACTGGTCGGCGACGCGGTCGTCCAGAAGCGCCCGGACGACCTCCCCGGCGCGCTGCAATGGCACGGGTTGATCAGCGAGGACGAGATCGCCGAGTGGCAGCGCGCCTGGGACCAGGCTATGGCCGACGACCCGACGATGGGCCGGATCATCCACCTGCCCAGCCGGACGGTCGTGCGCACCGAGCGGCCGCGCAAGTCGCCGCCCCGTGGCGCGCCGAGGATGCGCAAGCACCGGCGCGAGCTGCTGATCAACGCGCTGCGCTGGGACGGCCCCTACGCAGCGGCCAAGGCGTACCGGATCCTGCCCGACGAACTCGGACTCGGCGCCGACGGGCCGACCGGTCAGGCGAGCGTCGACGCCGCGTTCGCCGAGCACGTCATCAAGCCCACCGTGCGCGCCCTGCCGCGCCTGATGGGCCTGCCCGACGGCATCGAGTTCCAGTTCGAGCCCGACACCGACCCCACCGACCCGAACGGAGCCACCGACTCATGACCGGCCACCACGCAGGGCACCACCCCCGTAGCACAGCCCCCGCCGCCGACCACCGCCTCGACCAGTTCGCCGCAGCCGTCGCCGAAGCCCGCGCCACCAACCCCGCCATCGCAGGACTCGCCGCAACCGAGGACCAGTTCATCGAGGCCGCCATGGACATCGGCGCCCACCTCGACCGGCAGACCGTCGGAGCGGCGTGGCTCATCCTCGGCCAACTGTTCGGCACCAACCTGGCCAGCGTCGCACCCGAGCAGCAGGCCGGCGCTCTGGCGATGCTGCTCAACGTCGCCAAGCTCGCCGGGCAGCGCCTGTACACCGGGGACCGGCTGCCGGTGGAGATGCCGTGCCCGTTCACGTACGCCAACGGTGCGCCGTGCAAGACGGTCATCAAGGCGCCGAACGCCGACCGGGCCGAGGTGCTGCTCAACGCGCACGCGTGGCAGCAGCATCCGGGGCAGGAGCGGCCGGCGACGCTGGACGAGGGGTTTCCGGCACCTCCAACCGGGCCGACCTACGACGAGGCCAGACGGTACGCCAGCATCCGCGTCTACGCCGAGTACCTGATTCGCGCCGCCGCCGAAATTCCCGACCCGATCACAGGCAAGACATGCGCGCTTGATCCGCGCGAGGCGTGGGAGCATGCGGCCCGGCTGTGCGGCGAGCAGGGAGTCCTCCGATCCCGGCACGCGCCGCACGAGGTGCGCGACTGCCGACCCGGCGAGACCTACCACTGCGCGGCGGACGGCGAGGCGCAGCCCTGATGGGCGCGCCCACGCTCGGCTGCGCCCGGTGTGGCGACTGCTGTGACCCGGTGTACCTCACGCCCGAAAACGCCGCGAAGCTCGCCGACCCCGGCACGACCGGCGACCGGGCAAGCAGCGAGTTCGCCCGCGAACACTGGCACCAGCGAGCGCAATCACCACTGCCCGACCACCTCGCCTACGACTGCGACCAGTTCGATCCGGCAAGCCGCCTGTGCACCGCTGGCGACGATCGGCCGCCGGTGTGCCGCTACTACCCGTGGTACCTCGACGGGCCCTGCGCGGAACGTGCCGCCGACCTGCATTCCCACTGCTCGTACCTGCTCCAAGTCATGCCTGCGGACCGGCCCGAGGGCTCGCGTCCGCTGATCCCGATCGAGGTGATCCGCCGGTGATGTGCATCTTCTGTCACGACAACCCGCCGTTCGGCCTGCGCTCCATGCTGTGCGGACCCTGTTTCGGCAGTATGCGTCGCGACCTCGCGACCCTCCAGTTCGCGCACGCCTGGCTCGGCGCCGAACTGGTCGCGCTCCCGGCCGCGTTCAAACCCGGCACGATCCACGGCAGCGCCGGGCCGCGCGCCCCGCTGTCCTTCGACAAGCACGACATGCGCGTCGAGATCGAGGCCGTCCTCGGCTCGTGGGCGCGCGTGGTCGGCGAGGAGATGACCCCGCCGCTGCCCGGCCCGCGCGACGGCGAGGTGGCCACGGTCGCGGCGTGGCTGCGCGACCGCGACCGGCTCTCGTGGATCAGCGATCAGCCGTGGGCGGACGAGTTCGTGCGCGAGCTGGTGGACCTGCGCCAGCGGGCGCACGCGATCGCACCGTGGTCGGCGTTCCGGCAGGATCTGCCGCTGCCGTGTCCCGCGTGCGGGATGCTGTCGCTGGCTGTGTTCGGCGGGGACGAGTTCGTCCGGTGCCGGATGCGGGTGTGCGGGCGCATGATGACGCCGGGCGAGTACCGGCAGGAGGTGCTGGCGTGGCACGAGCGGGCGACGACACGGCGGGGGGTGCTGGTCGGGTGAGCGGGCTTGAACAGCCGCCGGGGCGCGGCGGTGCGGTACAACTGGGTCCGTGACCGTCAGCGCACCCCGGTATCCTGACCGCATCCCCCGAGAAGATCAGGACCGACGGTGCCCGCTGTACTCACGGACCCGGCGACGGCATACCTGCGCAAGCAGTGCGGACTCCCGCCGAGACGCCCCGTGACCATCGAATTCGACCCCGACGACCCCGCCAACCGGCTGCTGACCACGAGCGAGGCCGCAGCGGTCGCGCACGTGTCCGAGGCGGCCATCCGCGACTGGGCCCGAACCGCGCGCCCGCTGCTGGAGGCGGCCGAGCACGACGCCGACGGACGGCCGCTGTACCGGGAGCTCGACGTGCTCACCGTCGAAGCGCGCACGCGCCGCACGGCGCGCACGCAGAGGCTGGCCGCCGAGGCGCTGGAAGGGATCGACGCGCCGGTTACTTGACGGCGACGATCGTTTCCCACACCATAAGCCCTGGCAGATCCTGCCCTGAAGCCCCCCAGACCAGGCACTGGTCGGGGGCTTTTGCCTTTTCTGGCCCGATTCGGCCGCCCCATCTGACCCGAGGTGACGCATGTCCGCGTTCGACAACCTGAAGTCCGAAGCCGAGGCGTTCCTCGCCAAGGTCGAGACCGACGCCAGCCACCTGTACGACGAGGGCAAGTCGCTGCTGGAGAAGCTGCTCGGCGAGGCCGAGACCGACGCCGCCGACGTGGCGACGCAGGCCGAGGCCGCAGCCGCACCGGTCGTCGAGGCCGCGAAGACGGACGCGGAGGCCGTGGCCGCCGACGCCGTCTCGGGCGCCGAGGCCATCGCCGAGGGCGGCAGCAAGCCGAGCGCCTGATGCAGCCCCCGCAGGTCCGCATCGTCCACGAAGGCGGTCCGGGCGCGCGGATGCGCGTGTTCGTCGGCGACACCGAGCTGCGCGCCGTCTCGAAAATCGAGCTGGTCCTCGACGCGAACGACCGCAAGCCCGCCGCCGCACGCCTGACCATCACCGACGTGGCGTTCGACCTGGCCGCCGAACTCGCAGTCCTTCAGAGCGAGACCAAGGGCATCGCCTGGAGCGACCCGGCACTTACCGCCGAGGCGCACGATGGCTGACCCCTCCGGCTGCTGCTGCGAGCACTTCGCCGCCCTCGACACCGACACCGAGCGCCCCGTCGGGCGCCTGGTCCCCCATCGCTGCTGCCCCACGCACGGAGATGGTCATCGTGACGTACGACCCGCAGCCCGGTGACATCGGCTGCACCTACATCGAAGGCGACATCGGCCGGCTGATCCGGATCGGCCAGTGGCTCAACGGCGACGGCTTCGCCGACTTCGAGCACGTCATGGTCGCGATCGGCAACGGGCAGATCGTCGAGGCCGAACCCGGCGGCGCGCGCATCGCCGAACTGACCGAGTACAACGCGGACACCTCCGTGTGGCTGCGCTGCCCGGACCAATACCGGCAGGCGGTCGCAGCGGCTGCCGTATCGCTGGTCGGCACGCCGTACTCGGCCGCGGACTACTTCGCCATCGCCGCCCACCGCCTGCACCTGCCGGTCCCGGGGCTGCGGCGCTATGTGCAGTCCTCGGGCCACCTGATCTGCAGCCAGCTGGCCGACCGGGCTGCGGCGATGGGCGGCTGGCACCTGTACGACGACGGCCGCTGGGACGGATACGTCACCCCGGCCGATATCTGGGCGCTGATCCAGAAGCAGAGCGCAGCGTCGCCACCGCCAACCGTGCCGCACCGGCCGATCGTGCCGGGCGTCACCGAGTAGCACCCCTGATCGTCCGCCCCCGAGCACGCCGGCCCTGGGGGTGGGCACCAATCCCACGGAGGTGACCGTGCTCCCGTACGCCTCCGTCAAGCCGCACGACCAGGCCGGGTGCCAGCACTGCGGCCCGCGCGGCCAAGGCCACCGGCTGTGCCAGAACCCGAACTGCCCCGGCGGCGGCGAGAACGGCGGCGCGGGACGGATCGCGACGCAGATGACGCTGCGGCACGCCACCGAGGCCGAGTACGCGGCCCTGCCGCTCGCGCTCACCCCGATCGACGGTGTCGCCCGGCAGGCCGTGTTCGCGTGCGACGAATGCGCCGAGGACGCCCTCGAACCGTTCTGCCGGCACCCCGAGCCCGAGCCGGTCCCGTGCCCGACGTGCGGCGCGGCCGACCCGGCGAGCCCGTGCCTGAAGAAGGACGGGGCCACCGCGCTGCCGTTCCGCCACTCCGGGCGCACCGACCCGCCGCGCGAGATATGCGCCCACGCGCACCGGCCCGACTGCGGCGTGTTCGCCGGCTGCCAGTGCTCGGCCGACGACGAGCCCCCGCAGCGTCCGCCGCACCCGGCCGCGCCTGACGGACAGTTCGCGCCCGACACGACGCGCCTGCTGTTCGACGAGGCGTACGCGCAGATCATGCTCGCCGACAAGGGCGTGCACTGGTGGCAGGTGCGCGAAGTCGCCAGCTGCTTCACCCAGGACAACCAGCCCGCGATGCGCGCGGTCTACGCCACCGTGGACGAGCGCGGGCACCTGGTGCACGACGAGCACGGCCACGAGGTCACGGCCGAGACCGTCATCGTGATCGCCCGACCCGACCAGCGGTGACGGAGGGGCGATGACCGGCATCGTCGTCACCAACGACCCCGTCAACCCGGGCCAGCAGCCCTACGCGCGCGGGCCCGTGCACATCAAACTGGTCACGGGCACCGACGGCGGTGCGGGATACACCTCGGCCGGCAGCATCATCGGCACGTTCACCACCCAGACCGACGCGTCCGGCAACTGGTCCGCGACCCTGACGCCGAACTCGCAGCTCACCCCGGCGAACACGCACTACGAGGTCACCGAAGGCGGCGCGGTAAGCCCCATCGTCGTGCCGGACTCCGGCGGCCCGTACATCCTCTCGCAGGTGCTGGTCACCGACCCGCCGACTCCGGCAGCGCCCGGCATGACCGGACTGCGCGTCGCGGTCAACGGCGCGACGGCGGGCACGCGCCAGGCCGTGAACCTGATCGCCGGCGCGAACACGGCCATCAACGCCGTGGACGACCCCGGATCCGGCGCCGTCGATGTCACGTTCACAGCGAGCGGCGGCAGCGGAAGCGGCACCGTCACCTCGGTCAACAACGTCAGCCCTGTCGCGGGCAACGTCGAACTCGTGCCGGGCGACATCGGCGCCCTCTCGCCGGCGAACATCGGCCCGGCCGGTTCGGGCTCGGCCATCGCGCTGGTCTCGACCGACCCGACCACGACGAACGCGCGCACCCCGACCGCGCACGCCGCGAGCCACGCCTCGGCCGGGAGCGACCCGGTCACACCCGCGTCCATCGGCGCCGTGGACACCACGAGCAGCCAGAACATCGGCGGCGTCAAGGCGTTCACCAGCTCGCCGACCGCCCCCGACCCGACCGCCGCGACGCAGCTGGCGACGAAGCAGTACGCGGACTCGATCGCCGCGGGCCTGTCGGCCAAGACCTCCGTGCGGCTCGCCACCGCGGCCGCGCTGCCCGCGAACACGTACTCGAACGGCGCGAGCGGCCTGGGCGCGACGCTGACCGGCAACGCCACCGGCGTGCTCACGGTCGACGGCTCGGCGGTGGCGCTCGGCGACCGCGTGCTCGTGCAGAACGAGGCCGCGACGGCGAACAACGGCATCTACCAGTGCACCACGGCCGGAGCCGTCGGCGTCGCGTACGTGCTCACGCGCACGCTCGACATGGACCTGCCCGTCCACGTGCCCGGCGCGTTCGTGTTCACCGAAGCCGGCGCCGTCAACACCGGCGCGGGGTTCGTGGTCGCGGGCAATGGCCCGTACGTCATCGGCACCACGCCGATCGTCTGGACGCAGTTCTCCGGCGCGGGCGAGATTCAGGTCGGCGCAGGCCTGTCCAAGACCGGCAACACGATCAGCCTCACGGCGCGGCTCGACCAGATCGCGGCCCCGACCGCCGCGGTGGGCCTGAACGCGCAGAAGATCACGGCGCTCGCCAACGGCACGGTCGCCACGGACGCCGCCGCGTTCGGGCAGATCCCCGTCGCGGGAACCGGCGCCGGCAACTACGCGGCCGGCAACGACACGCGCATCACCGGCGCGCTGCAGGCGGCGAACAACCTCGGCGACGTCAGCAACGTCGGCACCGCGCGAGGCAACCTCGGCCTGTACGTCCAGGACTCCCCGGCCGAACGCGGCTGGGTCGAGTGGAACTACCCGATCCTGCCGCAGGTCGCCGTCAGCCAGAACCTCGCCACCGGCACCGCCTACTGCCTGCTGTTCAAGGCCCTGAGCGGCAACCCGTTCAGCAAAGTCGCCGTCCAGGTCCTGTCCTCGGCGTCCAGCCCGGTCGCCGGACAGAACCTGATCGGGTACTACGAGATCGCGGGAACGCTCGCCACGCAGAAGGGCGTCACCGCCGACCTCGCGAGCTGGGGCGCGGCCGGTCTGCAGTCCTACTCGATCGGCGCGCAGAGCCCGGCCGTCGGCACGACCGTGGCGCTGCTGCTGATGTCGAACGCGACCACGCCCGTTCACCTGCAGGGCGTCACCAGCGACACCGCGACGCAGGTCTCGTTCCTGAACCTGGGGCTGAGCAACACCGCGGCGCCGTTCCTGCGGTTCTCGGTCTTCGGCACCGGCCAGACCGGGCTGCCGGCCAGCTTCACCATCAGCGGCACGACCATGACCGCCACGAACGCGCTCGTGCCGTTCGCGGCGCTGCTGTGACGACGGGAGTTGACCATGGCCAACCGTGACCATGGCACGAACGGCCGGTTCACCCGCACGATCGAGGGCGCCGAGCGGGATGCCGAAGCCGCACGTCTGAAGTCTCGCGGGCAGTCCTATGCGCAGATCGCGCGCAACCTCGGTTATGCCGATCACACCGGCGCCTACAAGGCCGTGCAGCGAGCCCTGGTGGCCGTCCCGGCCGAGTCAGTGGACGAGTTGCGGCGCCTGCAATCGGAACAGATCGACGCGCTGACGGCCAAGGCGTACGAGGTGCTGGAGTCGACGCACTTCGCACACACCCAGCACGGCGAGCTGGTGCGCGCGCCGGACGGCCAGCCGCTGATCGACGACATGCCGGTGCTGCACGCGATCGACCGGCTCATCCGGCTCGCCGAACGCCGCGCCAAGCTCATGGGCCTGGACGCCCCCACGCGGCACGAGGTGACCACCCTTGACTACCTCGACGCTCAGATCCGAGACGCCGCCGAACAGCTTGCTCGAACTGAGGCTGCAGAAGCTCCAGACGCTGCGTGAACTGCGCCGCCGACAGCTTGAAGTCAGCCGCGCGCGCGCCCGGCGCCAGTACGCGACGCCGGGCCTGCTCGCGGCGGCGATCGACCGCACCACGGTGCAGACCCCGGCGCTCGACCTGATCGACGCGGCGCTGGTGGACGTGGCCGAGGGCCGCAACGACCGGCTGATCGTCAGCATGCCGCCGCAGGAGGGCAAGTCCACCCGGGTCACGACCACGACGCCGCTGTGGCTGCTGCTGCGCGACCCGGACAAGCGCGTGGCGATCGCCTCCTACGGGCAGGACCTCGCCAAGGACTTCGGGCAGGGCATCCGTGACCTGATCACCGGCAACAGCGGCGTCGACGGCACGCTCGACCTGGGTCTGCGCATCGCGCCGGACAACGGGGCGGCGCGCAGCTGGAAGCTGGACGGGCACCGCGGCGGTGTTCGCTCGGTGGGTCTGAGCTCCGGTCTGACCGGTCGGCCGGTGGACTTCCTGTTCATCGACGACCCGATCAAGGGCGCGGACGACGCCGAGTCCGAGGTGTGGCGCGATCGGGTGTGGTCCTGGTGGCGCACCGTTGGCGGTACGCGCCTGGCCCCGGCCGCTCCGGTGGTGCTGGTGCTTACCCGCTGGCACGAGGACGACCTCGCCGGGCGGCTGCTCGCCGCTGAGGACGGCGCCCGGTGGCGGGTCATCAACATCCCGGCGCTCGCCGACCACGACCCGGCCAAGGGCCAGTCCGACCCGCTCGGCCGCGACCCGGGCCAGTGGCTGCAATCGGCGCGCGGACGCACCGACGCCGAGTGGCGCGACATCCGCGTCCAGGCCGGCAGCCGCGTGTTCACCTCGCTCTACCAGGGCCGTCCGTCGCCAGACAAGGGCAACGTGTGGCTACGACAGTGGTGGCGCCGCTACTCGGTGCCGCTGTGGTCGCAGCACCCGGACATCCCCGGCGCGTGGATCGTCCAAGAGTGCGACGAAGTCCTGATCAGCGCCGACATGACGTTCAAGGACACCAAGGGCAGCGACTACGTCGCCATCGGCGTGTGGGTTCGGCGCGGCGCGCAGGTGTTCCTGGTCGACCAGATCCGCAAGCGCCTCTCGTTCACCGAGACCCTGACAGCGTTCGCGGGCTTGTGCGCGAAGTGGCCGCAGGTCGCGGCGAAGTTGGTCGAGGACAAGGCCAACGGCACCGCGGTCATCGACTCGCTGCGCAAGAAGATCCCGGGGATCATCCCGGTCAACCCGAAAGAGTCCAAGTACGCGCGCGCCTCCGCCGTGGCCCCGTTTATCGAGGCCGGCAACGTGTTCCTGCCCGAGGCGGAAATCGCGCTGTTCGACGTCGACGCGTTCGTCGACGAGGCCGCCGCGTTCCCGCGCGCAGCCCACGACGACCAGGTCGACCAGACCAGCCAGGCCCTCCAGCGGCTCGTGCTGCGCGCCGGCCAAGGCCAGGCGTACCTGGACGCGATGAAGCAGCGCGCCGCCGATGCCGGCGTAGACGTGCCCACCGGCGCCCGTTCCTGGCGTGACCTACGAGACGAGCGGGGGAGCCGGCGTGGCACCGACAGCGTCCCCCTCGCTCAAAACGGCGGCCGCGCGCTCGCTGCGCCAGATGGCGGGATCAGGCGCCGTCGCTGACCGGGGCGCGAAGCAACTCGCCCCCGCGCACACGCCGCCCGCGATCGCCACGTCGCTGCACCAGCACGGCATGGACTCGTCCACGAACCTCGGCCCCGGCCGCCCGCTGACCCCCTCGTTCGGGTACTCCACGCGCCCGCGCGCCACGGACTACCCGACCAGCGTCAACATCTCCACCAAGTCCCGCAGCCAGTGGGGCCGGGTGCCGTTCGAGACGCTGCGCGCCGTCATCGGCGCCTACGACGTGTCGCGCATGTGCGTCAACCACAAGATCGACGAGCTGCGGTCAATGGAGCTGATGTTCCAGCCCGCCGACCGTGTGGACGACGACGTCGAAGACGCCATCACCGCCGCGAAGGCCGCGCTCGCCTACCCCGACCGCGAACTGCCCTACGAGTCGTGGCTGTCCAAGTGGCTTGAGGGCGCCCAGAAGTTCGACGCCGCGCCCCTATACAAGCGCCGCGACTTCAACGGCGACATCATCGCCCTGGAAGTCGTCGACGGCACCACGGTGTACCCGTACATCGACGAGAACGGCCGGCGCCCCGAAGCGCCCGCGCCGGCGTGGAACCAGATCGTGCACGGCATGGTCGCGGGCTGGTTCACCCGGCAAGACCTGATCTACGTGCCGTACCGGCCGCAGGACGACAGCCCGTTCGGGCTCGCCCCGATCGAGTCCATCCTCCTGACGGCCAACACGGACCTGCGTTTCCAGTGGCACTTCCTGCAGATGTTCACCGACGGCTCCGTGCCTGCCGGGTTCATGGAACTGCCCCCGGACATCTCCAACCCGGACCAGGTCGCCGAGTGGCAGGACTACTGGGACGCCACGGTCATGGGCGACCAGGCGAAGCTGCACCAGCTACTCGCCGTGCCCGGCGGCTCGAAGTTCACCGAGACCAAGCCGAAGGCGTTCGACCCGAAGTTCCCCGAGTGGCTGATGAAGCGCACGTGCGCCGCGTACGGCGTCGTGCCGCAGGACCTCGGCTTGGTCTCGGACGTGAACCGGGCGAACGGCGAGACGCAGGTCGACATCCAATTCAGGGTCAACACGCTGCCTTGGGTGCGGTACGTCGAGGGCATCCTGACCCGGTACCTGCAGCACGACATCGGCCTACCGGTGAAGGTTTCCCTGGACACCGGCCGCGACAAGGAGGACCGGCTCGCCGAGGCGCAGGCGCACCAGCTGTACGTGGACATGGGCGCCGAGTCCCCCGACGAGGTGCGCGTGGACGTGCTGGGCAAGCCCGTGGACAAGCAGCGCCCGACTCCGCGGTTCTACTCGACGCAGCGCATCGGCCCGGTGCCGCTGCTCGCGATCGAGGCCGTGGCGGGCAAGACGGACCCGGACACGTACGGCCCGGACAAGAGCCAGAAGGCCCTGGACCAGCCGTTCGTGCCCCCGATCGGGGTCATCCCGCACCCGGGCACTACGGACGACATGCAGTCGCAGCAGGCGATCGACGAGGCGCAGGTCTCCGAGCGGCGCCAGCTTGACCAGCAGGAGGGCGGCAAGCCCGGCCGCGAGACCGAGGCGGACCGCAACGCGCGCGCCCCTAAGCAGGCCGACACGCAGGCCGACACGCAGGCCGAGGCTGCCGCTGGTAGGCAGGTCGCGAAGTCGCTGACCGGCGCCGAGGCAGCGGAGCTGTCCGCGTTCCGCGAGTTCGTGACCGGCAGCAAGCGGCGCGGCAAGTGGCGGGACTTCGTGTTCAAGACCGTCTCCCCCGTCGTCGCGGCCGAACTGAACCGCGGCGGACGCGCCGAGGTCGGCGCGGTCGCGAAGGCCAAGGGCACGCCCGGCCTGACCAAGCGCTCCGGCATGATCTCCCTCGACCTGCCCGACGGGGCCATCACCCCGGTACCCGGCGGCGTGGACAACCACCACATCACGGTCGTGTACCTCGGCAGCGACGTGGACGACGCCGCGTTCGCCGAGGCGTGCTCGCGCGCCCAGCAGGCCGCCGCGTTGATGGACGGGCCGCTATCCGGCGCGGTCGGCGGTGTCGACAGCTTCGAGCCCTCCGCGGGCAGCGACGGCAAGACGCCCGCTTTCGCGCAGGTGACGCTGCCCGGCGCGCAGAAGCTGCGCACGCACCTGGGCGACCTGAGCGCCAGCGAGCACAAGGACTACCGGCCGCACGTCACCCTCGCATACCTCGACGAGGGTGATCCGCTGCCGGCGCCCGTGCCGCCGACGCCGGTCACCTTCACGCACCTGAGCGTGCACCGAGGGCCCGAGGTCGTCTCGTTCCCGCTCGGCAGCACGCCCGTCGCCAAGGCGGACGCGGGCCCAAAAGCCTCAGCCCGGCCAGCTGAGACCTGGCCGGGCTGGCAGTACGACCTCGCCGCAGCCGCCTACTGGGCGCCCCGCATCGGCGCGGCCCTCCTCGCCGCCGTCGATGTCGAGCAGATCGCGCACGCCTGGCTCGCCGGTCAGCACGAACAGGGCGACCGGCAGCGCAAGGAGGCCCGAGACGCGCTGATCGTGACCGCGATCGGCTGGCTGGGCGCCTACCGGACCCGTCTCGCCGAGGCGCTGCGCCCGCTGGTCGCCGAGCTGTACACCGACGGCTACGCGATCGGCACCGCCGCTGCCACCGCGCTGGTCACCCGCAACCCGGTCGACATGGGCGGCTGGGAGCCGGGCGAGATCCGCGCAGCGGAGCGTCTGATCCTGGACGCCACCGACGGCGCGGGTCTGCGTGCGCTGTTCGAGGCAGCGCAGGTGTCCATCGGCCTGATGGCGGACTCGCGCACCGTGGCCATGGCCCGCGCCTTGGCCGACGCGGTCCTGGAAGACCGCACGACCAGCGAACTGGGCGACGCGCTGCGCATGGTGCTCGCCGACCCGGGCCGCACCGGCCGGCTCGCCCTGGCCGAGCTCACGCGCGCGTCAGGCGGTGGCGCCAACGCCGTGTACCAGCGGCACGGCGTCGCGACACACCGGTGGATCACCGCCGAGGACACCAAGGTCTGTGTCATCTGCGACGACAACGCCGCACAGGGCCCGATCCCGCTCGGCGTCCCGTTCGAGTCCGGCGACCTGTGGCCGCCCGCGCACCCCGGCGGCTGCCGCTGCGCCACCATCCCCGGCTGACCAGGAGGCGCACATGGCCGACGAACAGCGGTTCATCGTCGCCCTGGCCTACCAGGCCGGTCGCGACGAGCGCATCGGCAAGGGCCTGGACCAGGGCCGCGACTACTTCACCCCGGCGCAGTTGGAGAAGGCCGCCGACTCGTTCGCCCGCAACCGCCTCGGCGGCGGCGCATTCCACCTCGACGGCACCGACGGCGAGTTCGAGCCGACCCGCTCCTGGATCCACTACGGCCCCGACTGGACCGTGACCGGACCGGACGGCGCCACCACGGTCGTTAAGGCCGGGGACTGGCTGGTCGGCGGATACCTCAGCCCAGCCGCCTGGGACCTCTACAAACGCGGCCTGATCACCGGCGTCTCGCCGCAGGGCACCGCGACCCGCCTCAAGCGCAGGAGCAGCGGATGAGCGACCAGAGCCAGGACGACGACTTCACCGAACTGGTCGACCCGGACATCACGCGCGTCGATGTGGTCGGCAAGGCGGCGAACGGGACGACGATCCTGATGGCCAAGAGCGCCGACGGCGCCCCGTCAGGGTTGTTCGACGGCGAGTACGTGCGCGACCTGATCGCCAAGGCCGAAGAGGAAGCGCCCGCAGCACCGGAGACGCTGACGCTGATTGGCA